CGTTTTCTATATGTTGTATTAAAAACTCTACCCTCTTTAACTCCTGCAGCTAAACCCATTAACTCTTCATTTTTACCTTTAAGAGCTTTTCTAAACTCAGGAGATGTACCTCTACCACCCTCTGATTTTGGCTTTCTAAATTTAGCAATATCTTCATCTGTAAGACCTGCAGCTTTAACAGTATCAGTTTCAAATTCTTTAGGTTTTAACCTAAGATTACCACCAGTAGAACCTAGAGCATTAGGATCAACTTCAACACGTTTACCTATATCTAAAGCTTTTTCAGCACCTTTTTTAATAAGCTTGGCTGCAGCATCTCCTAATCCGGGGATTAAGCCTATAACAGCAGCTCCTCCTAAAGCTCCAACATATAACCAATTAGTATCTTCTCTTTGTATTTCATCATAAACTTCTTTAGCAGCCATTGCATCACCGATAATCGGTGTCATTTCTGCAATAAATTTACCTGCATCTATAGCTCGTTTTTGATATTCTTTTTTAGTAGGATTTGCCCTAGTTGATTCTTGATCTAAACCTTTAGGCATTTTAACAGGTTTTTCTTGAGCAAGAATTTCTTCAGCACCTTCTCTCCACCTATTAGAAAAAGCTTTCTCTGTACTATCAACTGTTGCCATTCATCTCATCCCTAAGATATTTAAGTCTTCTCAAAGTAGCAATAGCACCCTGCGCTCTGTAGAGCATAATACTGTCTTCTGCTTGTTCCATAGCTCTGTGCTGTTGATCTATAATATGATCTACATATTCTACAAAGTTATCCCAAAGGGGTTTGTCATTAACAAGTTTCTTTAGGTTCATTGCATAGGTCCTTGGTTGTTAGCAGAAAATCCGGGTTCATTTGGAGTTGGCACTGAACCTGTACCTATTGTTCCACCACCAGAGCCTTGTGTGTCTTCTACCTGTCCACCGGGGGGAGCAGGTGGTTGCCCACCTTGAGGTGGTCCTTCAGGTGGCATACCTTGTGGAGGTGCAGGAGGTGGATTAGCCTCTTGGAACTTCTTGAGTATCTCTGCTTGTACTGCAGCTTGGCTCATAGAGTTGGCTATCTTGTCTGGATCAAGATCCATACTCTTAGCAATTTCCCTGACAATGTAATCCATTCTGGCAAAAGGAGCAAGCTGTGGATTAGATACCGTCTGCATAAACTGCATCAATCTCTGGCTGCGTACTTCATTAGCCATCAAGCTTTCTGTACCTTGAGCCTTGACTTCAAGATCACCCTTAATCTCTGGATCAAAGTCAAACTGCATGTTAAAACTAAAGAATGCTTTACCTAGTGGTCCTAAAAGGTAGTCATCTACATTCTTAATGACGTTACGAATAGAACCATTCGCTGCATTCATCAGCATGGAAATACCAGATGCAGTCCTACCTACACCCTGTATGCCTGTCTGTCCATGAGCAAACGAAGGAAAACCAGTAGACTCATCAGAGAGTTGCCTAGCTTTATCAAACATCTGCATGTTTTCATTAGATACGTTGGGAAATTTTGTTCCAAAGATAGCTTGTCCGGGTGCGCCACCTTGTCTTCTAAAGACTTTGCCGGGATACACACTTAAATCTTGACCGGGAACTAAGTTGGTTTCATCTACTTCAATCAAAAGATTTCCTGAAAGTGCAGCATTATCTACTGACATTCTCATAAACCCATTCATAAGTGTTTGGGTATCATCCATATTCTCTGCTATACCTACCCCAAAGATACTATAGGGATTCATTTCATAGGGTGTAGCATAGTAAGGGAGATAGGCAGGAGTAAAAGGGTTCATTACTAAACGTAATACACAACCACCACAAATCCATACATTAACATTAAGCTGCTCTGCATCTTTAAGTTCTTTTGGTATCTCTACATCATATTGTTCTATGATTTCACGGTCTACAAAACCCCAGAACTCCAGAACTTCAAATCTTTGGGAGTGATCTTCTTCACTACCCTCATCCATTGCATGTTCCCACCATTCTTTATCATAATCCTCTCCCATATCCAAAGCTTTATCAATAGCATTAGGGCGAAAGAAAGGTCTACGCTTTAAAGCACGTAGTTGAGAACGAGACATCTTGTGTCTTTCTACAACATACTCTGCCTCATCCATATTGTTTGCATCAGGATCAGGATAGAAGTTCCAGATAGAAACACTAGAAGTTTGTGGCACAGTCTTAAATACTGGCTGATACTCACCTTCTTCATCCCAATTAGGGTATTCTTTATCAACTGCAAAAGGTCCTTTCATAATACCAGTACCAAATAATGCAGCTTCAAAGGCAGCAGCTCTTAGTTGTTTCTTGGCGTTAGACTCTTCCAGTTGGTCATGGATTTTTTTCTCCATCTTTTTAGCTGCAACCATTGCAGGATGAAACTGTACAGCCGAAGGACTTTTACCGGGTTTAAACTCTACATCATCCTCAACTGCGCTCAGATCGTCTTTAAGAGGCCCTACACGGTCATTAAATTCTGGAAGGGTCTCCCCCGGCAAAAGTGATCTTTCCTCTGTAGGGGCTGTTTCTGCATCTCCTAGAGCCTCTTTGAGTTGTGGGTTAGTTTCTACACTAACTGTATCTTCTACTCCTTCAGGTAAAACAGTAG